CGGCGAACACCGATCTTTCCCAGCTCCGCAAGGCGATCAAAAACTGCCAATTGGTGATGTAGCCTTCGATCGCCTTGCGGAGCTGGGAAAGATCGGTGTTCGCCGGGACCGCGCACGGCACCCCGGCAAAGTCCGAATAGCCGCGCACGTTCGCGCGTGTGATGACCTCGACCACCTCGCGCTGGTCGTATTCAATCGATGCTGCTGGGACAATCGAACCTTGAATGCCAGCAGCAGGATTGCCGTCGATGTAGGGCGCATTCGTATTTGCGGGCTGGTCGAGCGGCTGATTGTATAGCATGGGATCAAGCTCCGTAGGTGTATGGCGGGACTTCGTCCCATTCGGTCGCGATGCTGAACGACCATGTTCCTGTCTGCGGTACTGTCGCCTGAATGATGAAGCCCTCCTGCTTCGCCACCCACAGCGGCATCTCGCCTTGCGCCTTCTCAAACAGCTTCATCATCCCGGTGGTGATTGGCGTGTAGACGTTGCCGCCGACCCCCGCCACCCATCGTTCGGTCGCGCCCGGCCCCGGATCGGCTGTGTACGTTCCGCCGGTCAGCGCCGCCGTCTGCGCGTAAACGATGTTGGCCTGCGAAGACCCCATCGTGGTCCGTAGTTTCGCGCTGTTTCCGGCAAGGTTCGCCTGCGCGCCACCCGACAATTGCGTCACGAAGGCGCGCGCCGTCACCATGTCGAATTCCGCTATGCCCGGCGTGAAACCGACATCCATGCTCCATGCCGATATGCGAATGCGCCGGATCAAGGCGACTGCCGTAACCGATGGCCACTGGAACGAGTAGATCGGCGCGGCGGCACCGATGTTCGCCACCATCGTCCCGCTCTTGCTGGCGCGATGAAACGACCCGCCGCCGAGAAAATCGACAGGAGCGGCGGTCGCGAAGATCAGCGAGCGCACAAGCGACCCGTCCGCGGCTGCGGAAATATCCCGCATCCTGATCGTGAACAGATCACCCAAGCCGTCTTTGATTTGCTTGTTGTCCGGCATCTACATCATCCCGAGTGCGAGGTATTGCGAGTTGAACGACTGCGTAAAGTCCAGCGCTTCAAGCGGCGAGTAATCGAACACGATGTCGGTGTGCGCCGGCTTCAATTCATCCAGGATACATTCCAGATCGTCGGCAAGTCCGATGCGCAACAGACGGTCGATGCCGCACTGGCTCGAATTGCAATGGAAGTAGGTGAGCTTCGTCGCGCTGACGTGAACCGTCCAGTAGTAGCGCATTTCGGGCGGACCAAGCCGCCAGCGATAATCATCCGGCGGTGTCTTGTTGTCCAAGCCGCGCGTGTCGCCCACCAGCGAAACGCCGGTCATGTAGGGCGCGTATTCCGTGATCGTTATTTCGTAGCCGTACTGCTTGGCAACGTCGATGAAATACTGGCGGGACTGCCCGCCGATGCTCGTCATCTTCGTCACCAGGGCTTGCCGCCGCTCGTCCAGGCTGGTCGGCGGGTCTTTCATGCAGGGATCGGGCAGGCCCCAATTGCGTTCCCAATCCGGCAACAATTCCGTTGTGGTGCGCGGATCGCTTTCGATCTCCAGCAATTGCGAGGCGCGGCCCTCGATGTTGCCCCAGATGCCGGTCAAGCCGCGCACCGTTTTCATCAGCACGCTGTCGTAGTCGCGCGGCCACGCCTGCCCGAGCGGAAGCAATTGCTGCATGGCTTCAGCGTAGTCCTCGCCCGAGCGCGTGATGTGCTTATCAGGCGACATAGAGGATCGTTCCCAAAGTCGGCATGTAGCCTGGTCCCGGCATTACGGCGGTTGTGAACGTCAGCTCGTGATCGATTTCGCCTATTGCTTGACTGATCGCCTCGTCCACCCAGGACCGGTACATGGTCTGGCCCGGCTGCGAGCGCACGAACTCCATTTTTGCCAATGACGCCTCGATGTTTCCGCGAACAGTCGGCGTATCCTGAGACAACTTGTTGATCGTCACATCGTAGAAATAAAGCAGCGGGGCCATGACGAAACAGTCTTTGACGGTGACCGGCCGCACGCTGTCGATGTAGTCGCTCACGGTCTGCACATCCGCCGGTGTTGGCAGCCCGTAATTGTCCGGGTACAAATCATCCATGAGGAACCGCAACGTCATAGTTCCGATGCCCATCTCCGACTCTGCCCACGCGCGCGTGACACCGGGCACGGCTTTCGCCCAGCGCACGTAATCCTGTTGGTTGCCGCCCATCGGAGGCTCTTGAATGCGGAACAGAATGCGCTCGCGAAGCTGCTCATCGGTTTCGGTGTCTACACCCCCGCTCATGTCGCTGATCAGGATCGCGCTATCGATGCCATCGACGGCTGGCGAGGGCGTCATTGCATCGCCCTCGGGCAGGTTCCCGATCACACCGGCCGTCAAGCAAATGGCATCGGATGTCCCTTGCCCCAGCTCATCGATCGTTGCGGAACTGGTCGTCTGGTACGGCACGCCATTGCCGCCCGTGATCAGGGTGCCGACCGGGACTGGCGATGCGAACGTGCCGAGAAATTGAACCGTGCCGGAAGCGTAGGTGGCGACCTTGCGTCCCTTCGAGCCGTCCGAATTTGTCAGCCAGATTATGCCGAACCGGTCCAGCCACTCCCGTTCGGCGGTGTCCGGCATCAACTGCTTTGCCAGCCAATCAAGATACAGATAGGCGAGGTTCGCGAGTCCCGACATCGCATCGCTCATAATGCGAAGCACGGAATTTGGAATCATCACCTTCGCGCCCAACTGCGCGAGCACGTAGTCGCGCGAAAGGCGGCGTATGTCGCGAAGCGTTGGCGTCGTCCAGGGCATCTACTTATCTGCCTCGCTTCAAGTCGTCCCAAAGCTCCGAATACAACAACTCCACCGGCGGGCTCGGCCCACGATAGATGGTCACCCCGATGTCGATGCGATCCGTGTTTCTCTGTCCCGAGGTCACCTCGATGCGGGATGCCACACGCCGCTGCACGAAGGGTGCCATTGCGGCGCGCGTCCAGCCGTCCGCCCGCGTCAATGTCGCGCCCTCGCGCGCGCTCGAATCGGTGAGCTTGGCGCGCGACAACAGCCACAACAGGCACCCGACCGGCCAGCCCTGCCAGATCAAATCGGCGTCCATGTCGCCCCACCATCCGCGCCTGTCGGTGTCGTCGGGGTCGGGCAATTCCGCTCCGGGCGGCGCCAGCGCATCGGTGCCGAGCGCGACGATGACGGCCGATTGCAGGTCGTAACCGTCAGCGACCAGATTTTGGTCCGTCAGGAGCCAATCGAGCTGCACGGCATAAGCCGGGAAGTCGAGCTGCTGGAGGAAGCGGACATCGCTGCTCATGGCCGCTCGTCCTGCGATGTCGGCGGTCCAGGCTTCGGCGCGTTGACCAGCACGGCATCGCTGCCGTTCGGATCGGTCGTCATGCCGAGCCCTTGATTGACGCCGTAGACCGGATGCGATGCGCTCTCGGTGCCGAGCTTCACCTTGCCGATGAAGCACCACGTCTTGCTCTGCTTGTCGTAGTAGCCCACCACGTCATCGCCAGATCGGAACTCGATGCGCTTCTTGGTGACGCGCATTTCGTTGTTCACCGTCTCGCCTTCGTGTTTGTAGTCCTGCTTGCTCTTGCTTTGCTGGCCGCCAGCCGCCGCCTGTTCAGTGATCTCGATCGTGCGGCTACTGCTCCCGCCGCTTCCACCACCGCTTCCACCGCCACCGCTGGCGCCAACCTTGCCGCGCTGCTGCTTCTGCTTTTCGACATGGCGGATCGACACCATGCGTTCCGTGCTCTGACTGCTGCTGCCGCCGCTCGCGTCCTTGCCGCCGCCGCTCTGCTGGCTCTGGTCGCCATCCAGCGACAGCAAGAACAGCCCGGTTCGCCGCAACAATGTCATTTGGCCGATGTCGTCATATTGCGCGTTCTCCCCCGGCTTCAGCCCCATTGGACGATGCCTGCGATCATCGACCGCGATGACCACCGGATGATTGCGCTGGCCTCCGATGAATGCGGCAATCGCCTCGGCGGCAGGCCCCTTTATCTGGTCGCCACCGCTTCCGCCGCCGCCTTGACCTTTCTGCTGCTCATCTCGCGGCAGCGGCGTCGAGGTAAACCCGAAATGCTGGACGCGCTCCACTATGCTGCGCACGTCCGAGAGCATCCCATCAACGTGCAATTCCTGCATCATCGGGTCGTCGTTCGATTTGTTGAGCGTCAGGCGAACGAACTGGTGCATGACCCGACCGGAGATTTCCATCAGGCTGTTTCTATTCATGGCGATTGATTTTCCTGTTGTAGGTCCGGCAGATTAGGGACGGTGAAATTCCGATAGTTGAAGCGTCCATTCATGTGGATCGGCTTTACCAGCGTCATCGTCGTTGTGCTGCCTGCATCGCTCTGCTCATAGACGCAGACCGCGCAGCCAAGAATGTCATCGAGAATCAGGGACGGGGAATAGATGTAGTAGTACTCGCCGGCACGCCATATCTCGCTGCTTGTGTTTTCATCCTTGAACCAGCCCTGCACCGTGATCTGGGCTTCGATCTTGCTGCCCTCAGTGAACACCCGCTCCATCTGGGCGCGGCGTTGCAGACCGTGCATATCCTGCTCCGCGACATCGTTCACCGCCACGATCACGCGGTTGCGGGTCGATGTCCCTTCGAGGAACACCATCTGCTTGTTCATCGGGTCGCCATTGTTGTCGTCGCTGCCGTACCCTTGCCCCACAGCAAAAATCTGCTTGTAGACATTCGGGTCGCGAATGACGCAATTGGCTCGCAAGATATTGCCGCTCTCGATCAGATCGCCGGTCGAGGTCGCTTGATTTTCCCCAATTGCCAGCAAGGCTCCATAGGGATCAGAACCGATGACGATGTTGCGCGGGCGGGCGTAACGCTCCAGCACGGTCTGAATCGTCTCCCCCGGAGAAATCCCGATCTTGTCGAACGGCTTGTTGTCTACCTCACCGTACTGCTTGATTTTGATACCGAGATGCGCGGTGATCGAGTCCGCGAGCTGCTGCCACGTCTGCCCGTCATGGCCTTCGAGCTTGTCGGGCGGGACCGACGAGTTCGTGAGGTCGAAGGTCTTGCCGACCCCGATCAGCCGGACGCCGTGTTGCTTGGCGTCGTAGCCGACATGGCGCTCTGTGATGTAGCCGTAGACCGCCGGCACGCCGCCGACATAGACGCGCGCCACATCGCCGGGGACGAATTGCGCCGACTCGATCGACAGCGGGACCGGAACAGCCTCGGAGCATTCAAACTGGAATGTTGGGAACCACTCCGTCACCTTCTGTTCGACCCGCACTGTCGTCCAGTTCGTGAACAGCGTTCCGCGCAC